TCCTCCGTCGTTGAGGATTCAGCACATTGGCGACTAGGACGCGGTAGGGATTAAGAAGCAGTTTTGCAGTAGTTGGGAGATCGCTCGGCATTTCGCCGCGGCATTCGTACAATTTGGCCGCTAGCTGAAGGACTGCGGTCCTGATCGCTGCCGGAACGTGAGATGCCGATGTTCCATATCCGCAGACAAACTCGATTTCAATTGCATTGCCGGCGCGCAAAGCAGCTGGCCAAGATTCCCCATTTTTCAGCACGATTCGGCCGGTCTCCGATGCTGTGTCAACGATGTAACCTGTGAACGTGGTAGCCGTCGCCTCGTCGTCGTATGTTTTGAGATGCGTCACACTCTGAAGGCGTGGGCGGGGAATCAGAATCTCACGCGAACCTTCATTAAGCGTGTTGATGTGCGACTCGCGCACGCCATCCCACCAATCATCAGCCATTTGCGATGGAAAGCTATCCAGCCAGAGCGTCCAAGTTTGAGTGATGAACGCCCGACGCGTGTATTCCTCGGCCCATTGACGAGCCGAGGAAAGGTAAATCGAAAGCAAGTCATCCTCGGTTGATCCATCAATCCGCAAATGAGCCTTCAAATCAGTAAGACTGACAGGTTCACTCGCTGGAGCTGTTTTCAGGACCAAACCCATGATGACCTCGCGTTATGGCGTGAAGTAGACTCGGCAAGCCGCTGCCGTAGTATCCGAACCGCCTCCGTCGCTGGCAATCCTTACAGCATCATTCGCCGCAACTGTATTCAGCGCAGTTGGCGTTGCGGTAAATTTGGTGTACGCGGTCGAGGTCGATAGAATCGCCACTGATCCGTTCGTGATCGCCACGCCGTTGATGTATGTGCTGATGACAGCTGTCGCGTCGTGCGTGTCCTCGTTGATGCAAACAACGCTCGACACGCTTCCAGCAAACGGCGCCATGATCGTGTTGCCATTTTCCCCGCCAATGTTCGCAATATGAGCATCACCTGCGAAGAGTGAAGTCGAGCGAACCTTGATCTGGCCGCCAGCTTTGACGAACAATTCCGAACCGCCTTGGGCGATCCCAACCGCTGTATTCGCTGTGTCATCGGCTCGCAGTTGCAAGCTCACAAGCAAAAGAGACATGCCCAACATAAGGGCAAAGAGTGCGAAAAATCGTGATTTCATTTTGAGCCCTCCAGGGCGTGAAGTTTTTGAACAGAAAAAGACCGGCGACGCAGGGGAAGTTCAGTCCCGCGCCGCCAGCCAGGGGTCAGAATCAATCGAACTGGCCGACTTTTGCTAGTTGCGGGTGGCCCAAAATCGCACATGCCGACAAGAACGACGCTGAGTCGTTTGTTGCCGGTGTCACTGTCAGTTTCAGATACCGCTTGGCGCCGATGTAACCGAGCTTTTTCGCCTTGTTGTCATCGGTGCCGGCAAACGAGGCCAAAGCCTCAGTGCCGAGCAAATCGTCGTCCGAAACAGCGTTGCCGCCGCTCATGTCCGAATTGTCGGACTCTTCAAGCAACGTCGTGAACGTCGCATCGTTGTCCAGCACTCCAGACTGAATGACGAAAAGCACCGACTCATAGCCAGCGCGATCGATGACCGCACCTTCAAGTGCAGTCGTGCCGTTTTCCGACTTCGGGTTGATGACCGGTTGAACCTTCAGGTTGTTGTATGTGTCACGCATTTAACGCTCCTACACAAAATGGGATTGAATTGAATTGGTGAACCAAAGACCTAGGCCGCCTCAGCGAGACGGCCCAGATCAGTTTTGCTTACAGAGAAGATGCGATTTTCAAAATCTTCAAGGCTTGGAAGTTCTTCACCGAACCGCCCACGCGCTTTCGAGTGTAGAACTCGACATAGGGTTTCGCGGAATAAGGATCCCGCAAAACGCTGATGCCGACGCGATCAACAATCTTGTAACCTTGGCGGAAGTCGCCATAGATCACTGCGAGGTTTCCAGCGCCAACCGCCGGAATGTCTGCCGCGAAGTGCACAGGCTTTCCAAGGATCAACATCTGGAATCCGTTTGCAATCGAGTTGTCGAGCGCAAACAGATATTCGCCGCCGCCAGTTTTCAACTTGCGAGCCGCGCTCATTGTCGCTCGGCGCATCATCCAACGTGCGTTGGCCTGATATGCCTCAAGCAAAGAGTTTTGCAAATCGATGAATCCGTCAGCGGTCAATGCCGATGCCGATCCAGATGCGACTTGCTCAACCTTGCCCCAAGCATCGCCCGCCGCGTAGGACAAGATGCCCTTCGGCTTCACAACGCCGTCGCCACCGATGAATGCCGCAGCCTCATCGCGTGCGAACTTGTCCACGACCTTCGACTGAAGCCACGCTTCAATGTCCACTGCCGCGTCCTCAAGGATCTGTTGCGTCGCTTTCGGCTTCGCATACAGTTCGTGAGTCGGGATGCGGAGGTTTTGAAGCTCGGGCGTGTCAGTTGTAGCGCGCGAAGAACGCTCGCCAACCCACGACGACGAAACTTCATCGAAGTCCGCCGGTTCCTCAAGCGCGTTCGTCGAGATCGTGACCACATCGGCGAACTGGCGCACAGGGCTTGATTCAAAAATCTTTTTGGTGATTTCGGCGGAAACTTCGTTTCGCACCAAATATCCGCCGTCCGGATCGCTTGCCACCGACAACGCCTTTTGTTCATCAGGCGTCAACGATGCTTCACCGCGGCGCATGGCCTTCTCGAAAGCCTTCTTTTCGGCCGTCGCCTTTTCCTTCGACTTTCCTTCAGTCTCATCACCGCCCTGATTGATGCGGTTCAAAGCTGCCTGAAGCTTTTCGATTTCGGCGGTCTTTGCATCCAACGCCTGCTCGATCTTCGCGAGTTTTTCTTCGCGGTCGCCAGGATTCGCACCGGACTTTTCGATGCGCTCAATGCGCTTGTCGTTGTCCTTTTTGAACGTCTCAAAATCGGTTGCAAGTTTGTCGAAGCCTTCTTTGATTTGCTGCTCAATGCTAGGCATTTCAATTCCTCATGGTTGAAATTTTTGGGTCAATTTAGACATTCCCTGTTCAAACAAGTGAGCAATCTGATCGCTCGGCTTGTCCATCTCGCCCGCGGCTTCAAGAAGTGCGGCTTTTATCTGTGCCAATTGGAAACCTTCGTTTTGCATCATGGCAACAAATTTCTTCACGACCTCGACCTCAGACGCGCCGCCAACGGCTAACACATCTTGAAGATCCTTCGCCGCCGATGCCATCGCCTCGGGATTCATCGGGAACGCGACCGGCGAATATTCAAGCAACTGAAGTTCCTGAAGCTTTCGGTAAGCTTCTCCATTTTCTTCGTCGCGCTCGAATCCCCATTTAATCGGAATGTATCCGATCGAGAGTCCAGGCTTCGCATTGATGTCCAATCCCATTTTGATGAGCGAAAACTTGGCGCGCGCGTCGGCGTTGTTCACGATGTCGAGCTGGCCACGAACCCAAAGGCCGGTGGAATCTTCGCGAGCCTCAAGGTTCCAGCCAATCTGCTTTCGCATGTCATGGCTGTCGAGAATAGGAAACTTGCCTTTGCTTTCCTTGATCGTCTTTTTGAACGCTCCAGGCATCACCATATCGCCGCCGAGGTCCACGTTGTTGAACGTGGACGCATATCCTTCGATGATTCCGCTATCCTCATCGGCAGCTTTCACGTCGAAGGCGCATGTGAAACTTTGTGCTTTAGATTTCGGCATTGTTTCCTCCTCGGAAAACTTGAACGCATAAACAATTGATGACTTCCTCGGCAGGGCCAGACGGATCGCCTGGGCCGTCCATTTCAACTTCACCGAATTTACTCGGAACCAAATATTTTTCATCCATCGGGACAAATGTTTCGTGCATCGCCCGATGGCTATCGCGAGTCCTGTCGGTCATCTCGGCAATCCATCCCTTTTCAAGAGGCACCGACAGGCCGGCTGCGGCCTTCCGCAATGCCGTGTTGGATGCAGTTCCGGATTCCGTACGAACAATCGTGAATGATCGCTCGGCGGTGAATTTGGAATAAATGCCTTTGACCGTTTCGATGAGGCGATTTGGCGTCAATTCTGATTCACCGCTAGCCGCCTCTTTGAAGGTTTCGCGAAGTTCACGAATCACGCGCTTTCGGCTCGTCTGGTAAATGCCGACGATCTTCTCTCCGACATGATCTTCAACGAACTCATTTACGAACGAATCGAATCGGGTTTCGGCGTCCTTCGTTTCGATGTTTTGGCCGAAGGCGATTGATTTTCCGGCCGACAACACATCAGCGCCGAATGACTTCATCAGGCGGCGTGTGTTTGCCTCCATCACTCGAGTCATTTCTGGCTTGAAATTGTCGATCGCTTGGCCGACCAAACGCTCAAAGTTTGAGGCGTCACTTTTCGATGCTGCGGCCGCGACTGCCGCAGCTTCTTTTCGCCAGACCTGGTTGATGGCAGCGCGATATTGCTTTTCCATGCGCAGGCGCTTTCGCACGACCATTTGACGGAACCGCTCACGCGCGCGCGGGCTCTTTAGGTCTGCGGCTTTGCCTTCAAAATATGCAACGACTGATTTGCCAGTTTCGTCTGGTTCTTCGCTCAGTTCGTCCGTCGATTCGGTGTCCAATTCGTCGCTTGAATCTTCCTCGGATTCTTCCGAGGCAGGCGGCGGCGGCTCGTCCGTTGGTTGTTCATCATCGACAACAACCTCACCAGGTAGCTCGATGCCAACGTCATCAAGCGGCGACAAGCCAACATTGATAAGAATCATGTCGGCCGGTTCTTCGCTCGGCTTGTAGCGGCCATAACCAACAGCCTCGCGCTTTTCATTCGTTGTCAGAAATGAAGCGTTTGAAACTCGATCCCATTTCTTTTGCCGAGCCGAGTCGAGTGCGTGCACCGAATCCCAATCTGGACAGAGGTACAGCGACGGATCGCCGAAGCTCGGCATGAGCCAGTTATTGAGATCGTTGAACCAATCTTCGCAAAGAGGAACAATTGTATCCTGCCAGAACGCGAGCCGCGCCTCTTCGTAGTTCGAGAATGTGTTGTCGCCTGGAATGCCCAAAAGCTGCGGTGGCACGCCGAAAATCAACGCAATCTCACGCGCCGAAACATGCTTTCCCTGAATCCAGTCGAGGTCATCGGGACTTAAACTGATCTGCTTCCAGTCCATCCCGCCTTCCAAAAGCAGAATGCGGCCAGCGTTTTTCGGACCAGCCAGGGCGGAATCAATTTCGCGGCGTAGGCTTTCGCGCTGATTTTCGGACAGGATCGCGTCGCCAGTTTCGCTCGACGGCTTCAACACCAATGCGCCTGCTGGACGACCTGAATTCTGTAACAGTGACGTGTTCCATCGGTTCGCCGAATTGTGCTGATCGACCGACATTGCCGCGGCAGAGATCGGGCTTAGCCCGAGCCAATGGTCCATAGGATTGAAGGTCTTTAGGTGCAGGATTGCGCTATTTCCATTGACCGCATCGACCTCAAATCGACGCTCGACGTTCGCATTCTGAAACTCGTAGGCGGCAGGAATTCCAAGCTTTCCTGGAATCACTCGCATGGATGTCGGGTTCAAATTGTAAAGCTCTGTCGGCGCGCGCTTTGGGCTCGGCCCAACGCCTTGAATGAAGGCATTTCCAGTGAGTCCATAGAACCCGAAAGTCGATTCAACGAACTTGCGATAGGTCTGCAGTCGATTCGGTCGCTCAAGCAGCGAAAGGACCGGATGCTTGTTGATGATTTCATCGGCGGAACCATTCAGACGACGTTTCAAAAGAGGCTTCACCGAAGCAATCGCCCCGCTCACTTTGGAAACCGATGAGAAGACAACCGAGTTTTCGGCGAATCCTTCGCGAATGTATGCGTTCGCTTCGCGGGCCATTCCTTTCGCCGTCGGCGGGGTCAACATGACAAGTTGTGATTCTGGCGCGACAGACTTGGCGAAAAGACGAGCAAACCAGTTCATTTCAGGACCTCACAATGCGGTGATTTTGAATCGCTCGGCGCCGACCTTCATCGGGAGATGCCTACCGTAGTTCGCATAGGCGAGTGATTCAGCGTTGTCAGGCGAACCGATGTGCGGGTTGTCCGCTTTGGCTTCGTCCTTGGACTGAATCACCATTTGTCCCTTCGTGTTGTAACCGAAAATGATCGTCGGCAATTCCCGAACCCAAACTTCATGCGAATGCATCAGGCAAAGGTTAGAGGCCAAGTCTTTTGCGAGCAAGTCGAACATTTTTGCTTTTTTGTTCGCATATCGCATTCGGTCCTGTTCCCTTTTCTTTTCCGGATCTCGTTCCTCAACAGGACTCGCACCGTTGTGCATTTCATAGAGCTCAATCGAACGCGGCACGTTTCCACTTCGCTGCGCGTGGGCGACATGATCGAAAACGCCTGCGCCAACTCCAGTTGCGTCGATCAAAACCCGCTCAATCGTCGCCCTGTTTCTCTGTGATAAAATGTCAACGATTCGACCGCCAACTTCAACCGAATCCTTTTGCGAGAGTTCAACGCGCAAGACCACAGTCCAGTCCTCGATGACTGTAATCACGGTTTTGTCTCGGCCTTTGCGCGCGCAATCGACTCCTACGAGTCGCATGTAAGGAATCGACGCTAAGGGCCTTTCTTCTCTTCGCTCGGTCGCTTCCCGAACGATGCTTTCCGGCATCAAAACGTCCTCCTCGACCTCTGGCCAAATGCTCAGCACTCGAGATTGAAACGGTGCTGAATCGATACCCCATTGGTCCGGCAGAGCCATCGTCATCACCCATTGCGCCGTCGTGAGTGCCGGACGCGGCTTTTTGTATGAGCGAATTCGATGCAGCATTTCGTCCTGTGACAATCGCAGTAAGGCATCGAGCTCGCGACGGAGATCATCAACCGTTGTGAAGTTGTTTGCCTTCAAATTGGGCGAATCAAAGCAAGATAGCGAAAGGTTAGCCCATGCTCTGTTGTCGAACAGCGAATAGAACTTGGATCGCTTCGATGTCGGGTTTCCGATTGCGACGATTCTGACGTTGCCTGAAGTCGCCATTGCGGCGATCTGATCGAAAACGAAATCATCAACGCCGGTCGCCTCGTCAATCACTATGAGCATGTCCTCGGCGTGGTATCCCTGACCGCTCGAGTTGGTGTTTTCGCCTTCCTTTGAGCTGGACGAATTCTTGCGATCATACGAAAACCCGAGCGCATACCATTTTTCACTGATCGTCCATCGCGGCGCGCCGTCTGTGATCGTTCCGCCGAGCGGATAAAACGATTTCCTGTGAGCCTGCCGAATCTCATTCCAGAGCAAGTCATTGACCTGTCGGTAAGTTGGCGCCGTCGTGAGCACGATGGAATTTCGGTGCGTCGTTAGAAACCATGGAACGATACGGCCCATAGTGAACGTCTTTCCGATCCCGTGGCACGCCTTGATCGCCGTAAAGTTGTTGGCCTGGATCGTCCGTGCAATTTGATTGCTGTACTTTGGCAAGTACGCCACGCCCTGAACTTCGCGGAGATGATAAACCGGATCCCGAACTTTTTCCCGAGTCCTATTCAGATCCATCAGCTTCGCCCAAATCTTCGGCATCTGCATGTTGCTCCGCAACCGAATCATCTGCGAACAAGTCGGAAATCGACTTCATGCTCATGTCGATTTTCTTCGGGATCGGGCCAATCATTCGACTTGTCAGCGTCTCAAGCCGTTGAATGTCGCCTTTTTGGACGGCATGGATGATGACTGAACCGATCGCCATCTCAAGCGCAGGCAGGGAATTCGTCTTGATGAGTTCGACCAATTCCTTGAACGGCAGTGAACTGAGCAAATTCACTGCCTTATCATAACGCGGCTTATCAAAGGTTTCTGCCTTTGCCAGCTGGCTCTTAAACTTTTTGATGCGTTTGCTGTTTGGTGATTTCACGACTGCTCATCTTCCTTCAGTTCGATTGCATTCGCGAAAGCTGCGAGAAATCGCGCTGCCGCGGTGAACTCGCCGTTTTCATACGCATCAAGGCCCATGTCGCGGAGCTCTTTGGGTTGAAAGTTGATTCGCTTACCGATTGCGTCGACGCGACCTGTTGCAATGATAGTTCGCTGAAGTCGGAAGGTTGTCGAGGCGGCTTTGGCGGTGACGCTTGCGATCTCGACCAGAGTCCTGCCTCTGTCGTCCTTTCTGAAGTTCACTTTTCCGGTGTGAATCCAGGTGTAAATCGTTTGCGGCGAAATGGTCATTCGCTGGGCGCATTCCCGAACCGTGATAAACCCATCGAGGCTATTGGGACCTGGCTCATCGAATTCGATGATTCCGCTACGCTTTGCCGAGGCCGCTGCAGTCTGAATGAGCGAGCGCATTGAATCCGGCAGAGCTGGTTCAAGCTCGACTTGAGGTCTTGGGCCGAATGTCGATTGATTCCCAACTGGCAACATTGCTCAATCCGTTCCCAAGTCTCTCTTTTGAACCTCGTCGAGTCCCTCAACAAACTCCATGACCGGCTTTAAAACATTGCGTGCGGCTGGATCATCGACCAAAAGCTCGTTGATGACGAAGCAATCGACGATGGCGGTAGCTTTTTGAGCTGCATCCAAATGGTTCATCATTCGGGATTCTTCAGGATTTTTGATGGCCTTCAAAAACAGGTCCTCTCGCATCCTCGAAAATCTGTGATCGCGCCGAAACGACATGAACTGTTCAACGAGGCGGCTTCGTTTTTCCGGCAGTGGCGGCTCATTGTACGGCTCGAAGAACGATTCGCCGAGGTCCATGGCACCGACGACGAGGCTTGTGCGATAATCGTCAGCGGTGCGAATCACGTCTAAATGAAGGATTTCCGGATTGTTTTTCCCAACACGCGAGCCCTGAATCAAAACAATGTCGCCAGTTTTCAGGCTCGTTCCGCCAATCATGTCTTGTTTCACTCTCAGGAGTCGGTCGCGCTGTAGGTCGTGAATCTTCATTTTCCCTCCCTGTGCCGAAACGAAATCTTTTTGTGCGATGGCGCTTTGACCGCGATCGTCGCGCGGTCATGCTCGGTTTCACGGATAAAGACCTGGACCTGTTCGACGCCCTCGCCGAGCAAGATCATGGTTCCCCGCCACACTTTTTGAACAAGCCAGCCAGGTTCGGCGGTGTTCTTTTTGTGGATAACTTGGATGTCACTTTTTGATTTCTTCATTGAGCCTCGCAATTATCGCATTGCGTTGTTTGATTTCAAAATTTTCACAGGACTCTTGCCATCGTTTGTACGCGGCGCGGGAAAGGCTACGCCGTGGGAACAATTCAAAGTTTGCGCGGTCTCTGGCCATCTGTTTGATGACCTCGAAATCGAAGTTCAGGCGGCGCCCGAATTCGTTTCCCTCGTCCGTCAGCTTCACGCCGTCGATTGTCTTGGTCGCCAAGTGCATCGCGCAAGCCGCTTCACCGATGATCGCCCTTCGTCCGGTGAGTCGCACTTCGCTTGTCGGCGACTTAAAGCCATCAATCAGGAGTTCAACGATTGCATCAATTGAAACACCGACCTTTGGCGGAAACTTACGTTTCATTTTTTGCGCTTTTTCAGTTTCTTCTGAACGGCTTTGTCGGCTTCGCGAAATATCAGGGCGATTGTCGGGGAGTCGTTTTGTTCAATGATCTCATCGCGGATTTGGTGAATCAGCAAAGTAATGATCTGGTTGACGTCATGGACCTTGGCGCTGGATTTTCCGCCCTCGAGTTTCGTCAATCGGTTTACCAATTTGGCCTTTGTCTGCATCTTGCCTCCTAAATGTGCGGCTTTCAGTCATGCAAGCAACTGCCGATTGGAGTTGTCAACCGTTGATCGGAATCAATGCGCCAAGAAACAGCGAAATCGCGGCAAGGATGAAGAACGCTATGACATAGCCGATCAGGAAAATGACGCACGTTTTGACGAACTTCAGAATTCGATCGGTAGACATGTTTGACTTCTCCTGTCGCGATGTTTTTGGAGTGCTGCAAAGACGTTCTTTTTTCGTTCTTCGTAAAGGTCCGCGTAGCTTTGATTCAACTCAATGCCGATCCATTGGCGGTTGTGAAACTCCGCAACTGCGGCGGTTGTGCCGCTCCCCATGAAAGGATCAAGCACGACATCGCCAACGTCGGTTGAGGCCAAGATGCAGGGTTCAACAAGATCGGGCGGGAATGTTGCGAAGTGCGCGCCGCTGAATGGTCGATTGCTTAAAGTCCAAACACTTCGCTTTCTTCGCTTCTCAGTGACGGCGCGGAATGCGTTTCGACCTTCGCCCGCCATCGCTTCAGACTTGCCGTCAAAGTCGCCTCGCGATTTGCTTGGCCTAACTTTGCTTGCGCGTTTCATTTGGTGAATTGCAGTTTTGCCAGTGTGAAATTGACTTCCGCCCCAGCCGCAAACAGCCGTTTCCGAAATCGCATCGACGTTAAACTTGTAGCGCGGTCGCTTGGTCAGCATGAAAAGATATTCGTGCGACTTCGTGCATCGGTCGGTCACGCTTTCCGGCATTGGATTGCGCTTGGACCAGATAATATCTTGCCGCAAATACCAGCCGTCGTCTTGAAGTGCGAACGCGACTCGCCATGGTATCCCCACAAGGTCTTTCGGCTTTAGGCCAAAATCGGACGGCTTGGGCTTTGGCATGACTTCGCCGACCTTTCCACTGCCTGAATTTGATTCTTGCTTGGTCGTGAGCGGCTTTGTGTTGCCGCGATTGTTTCCGCCTCCCGCGTAGGTATCGCCAAGATTGAGCCACAGCACGCCATCGGGACGAAGCACTCGGCGGACTTCAGAGAAAATCGCGCGCATGTTGGCAACGTAGGCTTGCGGCGTGGGCTCAAGGCCAAGCTGCCCAGCGACACCGTAGTCGCGAAGACCCCAATACGGCGGCGACGTGACGACGCATTGGACGGAATCGCTCGAAATCAATTCCATCTCTTCGCGAACGTCGCCGATCAAATAGCTCATCGGTTCGCTCCCTTTATGGCTTTGAGTGCCTTGTCTGTGTAGTCGTTCGAGCCACGCAGGACGGCCCAATAGCGCGCGCGGCCTCGCCACTGCCCTGGACCAAGACCCGCGATCCGCGAGTCCTTTCGAACGTAATGCGCGAAGGCTTTGACGGCGCATTGAATGTTCCGCTCAGGCGTCAGAAGCTCGGCTTGAGTCACCTTGCAACCAATGCCGCCCATAGATTCGACGCTGATTTGGAAGAGTCCGGTCGAGACGACTCGGCGGCCTTTCGCATCGGTGAATGCTTCGGCGTAAGTCGTGGGTTTCCAGTTCGACTCCCATTTCGCCATTTCAACGAGTAGCCTCGCCCAATGCTTAGGCTTGGTCGGGTCAAGCGCGAAGTCTTTGGCGTCTTGAGGTGTCAGCTTCGTCAATCCCTCTTGGTGAATCGCCGCATACAACTCCGCATCCCAAGCCGCATTCTTCCACGCAAGCGGCGCGGGCGCTTCGACTTGAATCGGCGGTAAAGTCACGACTTGAGTCGGGCTTGTCGTGCAAGCGGTCAGCATGAGCAGTGCGATTAATGTGCG